AAGAGGATTAACATTCTATCCTGACATGGCTAGAGGTGGGCAACCTATAACATCAGTACCTTATGAAGAAGCGCATAGTAAACGAGGTGTAGTGTATGAAGATAACAGTGAAGAGCAATGCTTATCAGGAGTGTGCGGAATATGAGCGGAGCAAACTTAGATGGATACAATTCTCCAAGAGAAGGTATACATAAGTTAGAGATGCAAAAGCGTATTGATGTACTTGAAGAAAATGTTAAAGACCTTCAAGATATAGTGTATCAATTGATTGAGCAAGTAGTATCTGATGGAAAATAACTATGACACCTAAACATTATGACCTAGCAATACAACCGATTGATTTTATTTTAGAAAATAACATGGGGTTTATTGAGGGAAATATTATCAAGTACATTTGTCGGTATAAACTAAAGGGAGGTGATAATGATCTGGAAAAAATCAAGCATTACTGTGACATTCTAATCAACAGAGGTAGCATAACTTAGATGCAACTATCTAAAGATATTAGATGGAAAGTAAAAAAGTATACTGACTGGGTGGCTACACTACCTTGTGCTAACTGTGGTACAGAAGATGGTACTGTGGTCGCCCATCATCTAAAGACTAAGTTGTTACCTAGTCACATTAGAGGAGGAGGTATGGCTGTGAAAGTAGATGACTGGTTGACTATGCCTTTATGTTATACTTGTCATGTAGAAGTACACGAAGGTGACATAGATTCAGAGCAACTGGTGTATATATTTAGTACATTGAAAGAAGCATTTAGACAACGGAGGTTTACATTCAAATGATTACAGATGATGAAAGAGCAGAGGCGGCTCACAATGCTTTGTCTGATAGTGATGATGAGTACGGTAGGGTAGCATCATATGTTAAGATGGCTCCACATATTACCAAACTTATAAAGGCAAAGGCTTTCTTAAATACATCTGGTACAGTAGCAGAGAGAGATGCAATGGCATATGCGTCACAAGATTATAAAGATTTTGTAAATAAACTTAGTGATTCTATGGTAGAATACGAGATTCTAAACGCAAAGAGAGAATCTTGGCAGAGAGAAGTAGACATTTGGCGAACCGTAAGTGCTAACAGGAGAAAATAATGAGCGATTACGAACAAAAAGATATGGATGGTGTTTGTTTTGAGGTAGAGAAAGAGAAGTTAACCGAAGACTGGATGGCTCCGTGGTCTGGTAAAGGCATGATTGAAGGCAAGATGTACTATATAAATATGTATGACAATGTTTCCAAAGGTGGTAAGTTGTATCGCAAACTAAAGTTTAAGGTTATGCCTGATGCTCAGATGAGAAGTGAAGCCGCACATACTAAAGCATCTCAAGTTCATAAAAGTAATGTAGATGACATACCTTGGTAGACTGGTATGGTTGGGTAGGGTCGAGGCTTAACGCCTCGTCACCGCCCTTACACACGCTCTGAGGGCTATATATGTTTATAACGTACAAGAATGGCAAGGAGTACAGCCTTGACTATGATGATAAGGCTCACTCATATAAGGTAGATGATGTTAAAGTCCCTTCAGTCACTAGGATTATTGATGCTTGCTTTCCTAAGAACCTGACTGACTGGGCTTTGAATGTAGGAGGAGAAGAGTATCATCGTGTGATTGATGAGGCTTTAGAGATAGGTAATGATACCCACCAGTGGATAGAAGACTACATAAACTTTGGTCATGCGTGTACTGATCCGAGCCATCATATATTTAAACCAGTTAAAGCATTCCTTAAGTGGACAGAAGAGTACAAGCCAAAGTGGATTGATGCAGAGCGTAAGGTGTACTGTGATAAACATAAGTATGCAGGTACAGTAGATGCAGTGGCTAAGATTAACGGTCGTGTTTGTGTAATAGATTTCAAAACGTCCAAGAAAATATACAAGCCATACCACTTACAGATATCAGCATACGCTCAAGCAATAAGGAGGATTGATGGGTTAAAGCAGTGGCCTTTGGGGATAATACTAAGGTTAGATAAAGAGACCGGGCTATTTCAGCAGAAAGTATTTGAACCAAAGGATCACTTTAAAACTTTTACTAAGTGTATGGAATTGAGGCAATGGAGTTCAATCAGGATTAAGGAGAGCGATGTTGTATGATGACCAAGAAGATTTATTAAGTCTACTAGTAACTCATACTCAGGCTCTTGCTTGGGTGATGAACATAGTAAGGAACAATGACCTTGTAGAATCAGAGATTGCGCTGCAAGTTATTGATGAGATGAAGAGAGACTCTAGGAATATATGGGAAGAACAGTTATGGAACAAGATTAAAGATGGATTCGCAGAAGAGTTACCTACTGCTAAGATATATAACTATAGTCCAGAGTCAAGAGGGCCAGACACTTGAAGATTGTTTGGGGAAAAGTAGGGACAGGTAAAGTAGAAGGAACTGACTTTAGGGTAGAGAGGTACAAGGTAGGAGATGCTTACTATTATATGTTAGCAAACAGTAGGCAAACTTATCTAAGTTCTAAAGGCCCATTCAGTACAATACAAGAAAGAGATGAAGCAATTATTAAGGAGGCAGAACAACGTGAACTTACTGGTAATAGGTGATCCTCATGCTCACCCTGACTACGACAACAAAAGGTTTACAGATTTAGGCAGGTTTATTGTAAGAACTAGGCCAGACATTGTAGTCTGTATTGGTGACATGGCAGATATGCCAAGCCTATCTATGTATGATAAGGGCACTAAAGGATTTGAAGGTAAGAGATACAAGAAAGATGTTGACGCTGTGATAGACGCTCAAGAGAAGATGTTTGCACCTATTAGAAAGGCGCGAGGTTACAAGCCTAAGTTTCATATGACACTAGGTAATCATGAGGACAGGATAGACAGAGCAGTTAACTCTACACCTGAACTAGATGGTGCTATAGGTTTACAGGACTTACAGTATGAGAAGTTTGGCTGGAATGTTACACCGTTTAAAAAGAGTGTTACGATCAAAGGTATAACCTTTAGTCATTACTTTACATCTGGTGTGGGAGGTAGGCCGATTAGTTCAGTGCATATAGGACACGCATTAGTGTCTAAGTTACACTGCTCCGCTGTGCAAGGGCATTCTCATCTATATAATCATTCAGAGCAGACACGACCTGACGGTCAGAAGATATTTGGATTGTCGGCGGGTTGTTATTCTCATCCAGAGTACCGTGAAACTTGGTGCAAGGATACTGAATACCAATGGTGGAGAGGACTTATTATGCTTGAAGGTTTAGATGGTGAGGGATACTACAACAGCATTCGTGCTATCACACAACGGAGCATTAGAAATGGCTAAATGGCAGAAGCCTAAAGAAAATAAATCAATAAAAGAAAAAAGTGCCTACGGCAAAATCAAGCAAGCAGAAAGGTTTACCACTTGGACTAACGTGTGCTACCCGGATGAAGATGCCGTGGCGTTAGAGAAAGAATGGGAGGTTAGAAAGATAAGGATGTTTGCCAAGCATTGTTGGGAAAGAAAAGGAAAGAAGGTGCCAGGTCAAAGTTATAACTGGGCTGTTGCTTTCCAAGATAAAACAGGCATGACTTTAATCAATTACATTAACGACTTCGTAAGATAAGTATTCTATTTTAACTATACAACCTTTAGGGAAGGCAGTGATACCGTATTCTTTTAAACCTTTATCAGCACTGAAGTCTTCACGCGCTAATGTGTTACAAATTTTTACGGTGTCTCTGTCTGCTTCTACTAACCAACCAATAGATTTTATAGTAGGACATTCTACTTCATCTTTACTTTCCCACCCGCTTGTCTGAATAATATCTTTCCATTCAATACGAACTATATCCATTACTTGAATCTCCAGTTACCAAACGCCATGACTTTACCATCATCTCTAATTGTAACACCTGCATCTATAGTTTCAGTAACAGGTCTAAGCAACATTAACTCATAGTAGTTTTCAGAAGCGTAGTTAAACGTAGCCATAAAAGGAAGATCAAACAAGTTAGCCGCACTAACGGTAACCAGTGCTAATGCAAATACATACAACTCATCATCGTTTTTCTTTACAAAGTCTTCCCATCTATCCCACTCTGACTTGGTTGTTTGTCCTTGATCCCACTGCATTGTTTCGCAGGTTGCTGATCCTCTACCGTTTCCAGTTCCCACAACTCCCTTGTACGAGCAAGCAATGTCTCCATATTTTTTAGCCAATGCGCTCGTTCCGTTGAGGTTGTACTCAGATACGACAACTGGCTTACCAAGCCTAAGTGATTCTTCGATTCTGTTTCTGAATTCTTGCTCACTTAAATTAAATCCAGTCTGGAGGTATATAACATCAGCGTCTTTGTAGTATTCAGGTTTGACTCCCGGTGTAAGGTGAACTCCAATAGGTTTGTTAACGCCTTTCTTTCTAAGGTTCTGTATAAGAACGCTTACCTCTTGTGCTGAGTAATACTCATCGCACTCAAGGCATACAACGTAATGACTAACTAAATCATCTACTGCATCTACTACTTGGTTCTGATAGTCTATCTGATTCTGTAGTCCCTGCCTATAGGCTTGAGGACTGTCATCAGAGATCAACCACATTACAGGAGCCAGATTCTTATTACGCAACTTATTAAGACGATCACGCCAAGCAACTCTATCAACACTACTCACCTCTTTAAACGAAGAGTCATAACTTCTAGCCATCACATCAGCGTGTGTATCGCCATTAGCATTTAACTTCTCTATAACTATATCACGCCAGTGGTTACTACTTTCATCTGATAACCAGTCTAATGTGCTATACTTGTTTCTCTCTATTAGGAATGTAGTTTTAAAATCAGAATACACTACAGTAGAGGCTAGTACAGCAATACTTAATGCACATCCTAACAGCCATTTCATTTATTTATCTCTGTTTAATTTTGTAGGACTTGGTATTAACCATCCCCAAATCATTGGAATTACAAACACTAATACTAACGCCCATCCACCTATCTCTACTAACTTATGAAGCAAAGTAAAAAAGTTATCAGGCGCCTTGATAATAGTCTGAGTCTCTTGGCCTGTTGTCAAAACCTCCGTCGCTACATCGGTCACAAAGGCACCCGTCATGGCTCCCAGTATCGGCGCACCCACACCCGAACTGATCACAGTCCCAACACCCGCACCTATCGCTGACCCTGTTGCTACTACTGTCGATTCCTTTAGGCTCTGACAACCTACTGTACTGGCACAGATGGCGATGGCGATCCAAAGATTGCGGATAAAATAGCAAATCCTGCTACGATTACAATTACTATTTTGATTCGACTGTCTAATGCGTTCCAAGTTTTTATTACGTTTTCCCACATACACACCTCCTATGTTCTAGTTTATCTCTAACCTTACTGCATATCTTACTGGTTGTATTCACTGCCACAAATGGTACAATGCTGTGAACGAAAGCAGTAGCACTCCCAGCCAACATAAGGCCAGATATAGACATTGCCTTTCGTAGGTGTTGCAAATACGTTTCATTGTTTTCCTTTAAGTGTTTCATTTCTTTTTAGGTGGTCTTCCTCTTTTTTTACCGTAAGTTCCTTTTCCTGAAGGCATAATATTCTCCTTACCATTTAGTTTTGTTAGCCCAGTATGCCGCAGACATTTTGCCTTTAGCAATGTTCTTAGCGTGTCTAGCCTTGAACGATCTTTGTCTAGCAGATGGTTGCCTGTCTCCAGTAACACCCTGCTGTCCAAATCTTATTGTCTTTACCTTGCCTCCCTCTTTAGCCACCACAACGTGTGACTTAGTAGCGTGGCTAGGTGTACGTTTAGGTTTATTAAATCCAGATACTCCTGCTCTTGCAAGCCTTGGGTCTTTCTTTGTCGCCATTATCTATCCTCTGGGCCTAGCACTCGTTGCAACATTTTCTCTAGCGTTTCAAGTCTGTAAGATAAAACATCTAAGTTATCTATAATCATAGCCATGTCATCTCTGTCACGTTTAAGCATTGCAACATCGCTTGATATACTACTAGCCCACCACACTGCTGTAGTTGTTTGGACTATCAAAAATATAATGGCACTAATTAAGTATGATGGTATTGTCATTATGTCTCCACTGGAAATATAGGATTAGGGTTAATGCTTAAAGATGTACCGTTAGATTGCCCTGCCCACACAATGCAAGCCTCTTCCTTATCCTTTAAGTTCTTAGTGATAACTAATGTAGATGTAGTTTTCTTTTCGTTAACAAACAAAACAAAAGTTGTGGTCATATCTAGATGGCTCATAACTACTGGCACTTCTTGATAGTTGTCATGAAGTATATCTATCATAGCCATGAATCCTTCAGTACAGCCAAGGTTCATCTTGATTTGTTTTTCGTACATACCTTCAGGCATTTGATCTTGCGCTTTAACCAGTACAGGAGCCATAATAATAAGCATAACAAAAGTAAATGCTGCTATAGTTGCTAATAAATATTTAATATGATTCATGATCTCTGTCCGTATGGGTCTGTAATTTCTTGACGTTGTACTTGCTCAAGCAGTTCATAAAGAACTTTTACTCTATCATTCTGACCGTTACGAGCGGCCCATTTGATAGAGCCTTTAAGAGCGGCTATATCTTTTTTAAGATTCTTATTCATAATGTAACGATTGCGTCCTAAATCTACATCAAACACTGTACCTCCAGTAAAGAACCTTACCCATCTTGCAACTTCAGGAGCATCAATAGTATTCTCACGCAACGCACCCATACCGCCGTATGCTCTAGTAGATTGTAGTCTACCAAGATCATCCTTCATCCTTTCGCCAAACACACCCGCAGGATTAAGCCTGTTAATTTCGGTTAAAGGTACTAATGTTTGTGCTAAATGATAAAGTCTTGGAGGTAATGACACACCTAAGAAATCTTTAGACTCACCAGTAAACATACGTTGTTTGGCTATCTTACCTCTTCTAAACGTGTCATAGTTAGCAAGTATTTCAAGAGGCGCTTTAATTAAAGGACTTCCCATTTCAGCAAGCAATGGGCCGGGTTTAATTAACCGCTGAAGATCAGCCATTGGAACTACATTTAATAAAGTAAAGGCTTCAATAACTCCTTTAGATTCCTGACCTAAGAATACAGGTACTCTGTCTCCCCAGAACGCACCATAGTCAGAGTAGTCTAAGTCTCCAGTCTCATGCTCAAACTGTTGTTTAGCAATGGCTAGTTTTTCTGCTCTTTGCGGGTTAAGAACAAGATGCTTAAGTTGAGCCGGAATATTTTTGCGAGTCCAAGTATAAAAAGGCATGAACCTTTTAAGCGCATCTCTTTCAAACTTAGATACATCACCGTAATCAAACAAAGACGCTTTAACTTGGTCAGCCGCAACGTCCATGTTTATTTCTTCTTTAGTGTAAGGTCTTTTATAAGTAACTAACTTACCGTTCTTATCTCTCCGCATTTCAGTTTTTAAATACTGTTTACTTCTTGCTTTAGACAAAGGAACAAAAGTTCCATCAGGTGTCATCCATTTAAAATCTTTAGGGTTCTTTTTAATTTGTCTTAAAGTATTTATAAATACAGCAAACCTAGCGTTACCTTCAATGGTTCCACCAAGAGCAAACCCTGCTTGTACAATAGGATTTTCTGCACCGAGAGTTCTGGAAAGTTTACTGCCTACTCCTGCCGCGGCTTCTCTTGCTCTCTCTACATCTCTAATATTATCAGCAGTATAATGACCTGCTTGCACTCCTCTACTAGCCGCCATGTCATAAATTTGTTTCATGGAATAACCAGTAGCCATATAATTAGGCTTAGTCCACTCAGCATTATTTATACTTTTTGTCTTACCGACAGGAATGTTTTGACCTTTAAGATTTTTAACAACGCTTTCTTTTATTTCATTGTTACCTTTAAACCTAGCATAGTATTGCAGTTTAGCCGCACTACCAAATACACTAATTGCTTCAGGTATGTTTGATCCTAAACCAGTAATAGTATAAGCATTAAGAATGTTACCCACGGCATTACGAGAGTGGTAAGCAGGGCGAACGCCAAGAGTCCAAGCCTTCCATGAGTTTTGTACATTGTCATACATCCTTAAGAATTTTTTTAGTTCTGTTTCGCCTACAACATCTCCTGCCATCAGACTAATGTGGTCTTCGATCTGTCTTGCTACTTGTTTAGGAGCGTAAAACTTTAGTTTAGAACTTTCTCTTAAAGTTTTTCTGGCTTTGTTTGCTATATCACCTGCCTTAACATATTCTTTTCCAAGGTCTTTTAAAGTATCATCAGTGATCCTAACTCTTGGAGAACCTAGTGAAGGCGTACCTCTAGGCAGATCAAGAAAGATTCCTTTTTTCTGCAATTCTTCGTCAAATACTCTACGCCATTCCTGATCTAATACTTCATCAGATTCATACTTAGGATTAATACCTTTAACTTCTTTAAAGTCTTTAGGGTTGCCATCGAATGCTTGAGTAGTGTATTGGTTATATGCTGATGGACTGGTTGCTTTGTAACCTTCTCCTGCGTTGCCTGTTCTAACACGTTCAAGATAATTTCCTGTTTCATCTTGGGTAATCCATTTGCCAATTCCTTTTTCAGGAACATACAAATTGTCTGTAGTTTTACCTATAGTAGCAGGATAGTTATCAGTAATCTCATCTATAAACCATTTACGCTGTATTGCTCTGTTCTGTCTTGACCATCTCATACCAAGAGCAACGAATGGACTTTCTTGAAAAAACTTAGGAGCCTCTGAAAGTAAAGGAGCCTGTTCAAAACTTTTGTCAAGAGGATTTTGCCTTCTTCCTTGGCTAGATACTTGAGCCGCCATATCTTTAGCCATTACTTTATTAAACTCTGTAGTGGTAAGTTCTGCTAACTGCCTTTCTCTAGGAGTTCTGTATCCTCCTCCAAGCCTAACACCTTCACCCCATTCATCAACCGTAAATCCAAGTCCGTCGTCTTTACTGTCTAATAATTTTCTTCCTGCAGGAGTTATCTGTCGTGGAAAGTAGCCTCTACTTTTAATTGTTGTAATAGGCATGCCATATGCTTGAGATACATCAACAAGATTCTTCATTCTTTGCTCCCAACCAGAAAGAAGTTTAACACCTTCTCCTCCTAACTCATTAGCAACTTTTTCTGATATAGGTACTAAATCACCATAAACTCCTTCTTGAATTAACTCTTCTGTTTTAGGGTCAACAAGTGCATTTTCAATAACAGTTTTAGGACGCTCCATTGCATCTCTAAAAGTTCCTTCTAATTTTGACGAGGCTATGCCAGTTTCTATTGATCTTTGTTTAAAGAACTTCATTAAAGATGGCAACGCTTCAGCGGTTTCTTTTTCAAATCCTTTTAAGAGTTGATCTGCTTGATTAGAAACTCCTTTAACTCTTTTACCTTCACCCATAGGTACGTTAAACATTCTAGCAAGATCAGGCAACCCTACTTGTGCTTCACCCGGAAGTTTATAGTCTGCTATTTTAGTTCCGGCTTTCTTTAAAACTTCTGTTAAACCAGTTGTTTCTCCAGTATTTTTTATACCTCTACCTAAAGCGCGAACAGCACCCGCTCCTACATAAGTAAGAGGATCAGTAGCAACGTCACCCGCAAACCCTAGCACACCTTTAGTAAATGGACTAAGGCTGTCAGGCAACATATCCTGAGTTCTTACCTCGTCTTCTCCCATCAACCCTGACATGGCTCCTTTAAACATTCCTTCATTTGGAGTCAAGTCTACACCACCTATAGCAGAATATATTTCACTGCCTAGTTTACTTTCTCTTGCTCCAACCTTTAAAGCCTGAATAGGACGCTCAAGTAAATCAAGATAATCTAAAAGACCTTTCTCGTCACTGCCTTTTTCTGGTATTTTAGTGTCATACTTTTTCTTAAGGTTATTCAGTAGAAGTCTTTGCTGTTCTACCTTTGGGCGTTGAAGAAATGTGTCAGGAACCTGCGCGGTAAATTCTTTACCACGAAAATCAAATTTAATATCTGGCATTAGTCTTTAATTATTATCTCGTCATCACTCATAACCATTGAACCATCTAGTCCTTGCAACATTCTAGCCGCCATCTCTTGAATCTCTGGATCAGACATTTGTCCAAACCCAGTATACTCTTGCGGAACTTCAACAACTTTTGTTTTAATAAGAAGTGCAAGTTGATTAATAGCGTCTTGTTGGTTCCCTGCATCATATGCTTGTTTGAGTTCTAATACCCTAAGATGATCTTTACTATACATATCAGTTAACTTAGGTTGATTACGCGCATAGTCTGCGGCGGCTTCAGCCTGAGTTTTTTCAATAGCGAGTTGATGACCACTGACTTCTGATGCAAACGCAGGAGTACCACCCGATCTAACAATCCTGTCGTAAATAACTTTAGCATCATCAGGAAGAGTGCCGTCTTTATTTTTTATACCGTCAATAATTCTAGCCTGACGTACATTATTCTTTTGTAAAGCATCTGCCTTAAGAAAAGAAAGAGCATCTTCTAAGTAAGTGTTTTCAGCATTAGGGTTATGAGCCTTAAGAATAGAGGCTTGCATTAATACTTTCTTTAATACTTTAGCATTTCTTGCTTCCATTTTAAGAGAGTATTCAAGGTTGCTTTCTAAACTACTTGAAGGACTCCAGTTATCAGCAATAGGTGTTCGTCCTCTGACTTGTGGCATAGCAGGATTAAGACCTTGACCTCCTGTTCTTACTTCTTGACCTACTGTATCATCTCCAAACATTTCATAGCCAAGCAACCCTAATAAACTTCCCGCTGTTGTTGATCTACCAAGACTAATCGGAACATCTTTTGTTGCAACATTAGCGTACTCCCCAGTTTTTCCTCCTTTAATCCCACCTTTTCTTAATATTCTAGGAAACAATGCCGCCGCTCCTCTTCCTAATAGTCCGTACATTATACTCTCCTATGCAAAAGGTAAACTAACAAATGACTTATTACCTCCACCAAAGGCCGAGCCGTATGGTGTTGGAGGTGGGCCACCTTGAGTACCTGCAATTAAATTAGATAAAAACATTGCGTCAAGAAATCCAAACTCATCTTCCTCTTCTGCCACAGGCATTTGCCTAGTTGGAAGTAAAGCATCAGGAGACATTGGCCCTGCAATTTGTTCTCCTCTTGAGGTTGCAGGTTTATAAGCTTCTCGCCCTGTTCCTGTACCTCTAGCAATTGTTGGAACTCCAAACATACCTTCAGGTATTCCTCCTCTACCACGTTGAGGATCGAAATCAGGAGTGCCCGGGTTACGTACAAATTGTTCAGGAGGATTTACATACTCAGTATACATAGGACTTTCTTCTGCTTTCTGCCGCCAATAATCTCCTACTTCTTGAAAAAAGTCATATGATTTATCTCCCGGTTTATAACTAAATAAATCCTTAAGTTTATCACCAAATACACCTACTCTATCTGCTTCACTTGGTGGCCTTGTTGTCATTAGTGTTTGCATATCCAACTGAGGCGAAAAAGATTGTGTTGGATCAGAGCCTATACCTGTTAAGTTAAACATTTTTTTTGCAAATTCCGCTTTTCTTTGGGCGGCTAATATTTTTAACTCTTCTTCTGTCATATTATTCTCCTAAGGCTTGGTTAAAAAACTTGACAAACCACTGGCCGCCGCCGCACCCATTGGCCCACCAAGTGCCATACCTGCTCCACCTGCTAACGCAGTAACAAGAGGACTAGGCCCAGAAGGGCCAGTAGCAGTAACATTACTACCATAGTCACCAGAAATAGCGGCAAGGTAATTCTGCAATCCAATCGTAGGCAGTTGAGAATCGTAAGCGTATTTATCCATAGCACTCTGTATTCCTTTCTGCTCCATAGCCTGACGTTGCTGACCAACAGTATCCATTGCTCCAAAGGTAGACAAAGGTGCAGACATAATTGTTGGGTACTGACCAAGATAACTTGTTCCAACACCTGCTCCTGCCGCTCCCTGTTGCTGACCAAACTGTTGCGCTCCAAGACCCATCTGTGCCGCGTCCATTCTACGGCCCTGCGCTTGGTTGTACGCCTCAAACTCTGCTTTAGCAAGGTTATCATTAATGTTCTGTTGAGCGGACGCTATAGCGTTAGCCTGAACGATGTCGCCTCTAGTGCTTCCTCCCGGCTGATACTGTACAAGAGATGATCTAATCTCCGGTAATACATTACCAGTTAACTGACTCATTGCTTGGTTTCTATAAGCATCCGCTAATGGATCAAATGTAGAAGCATCTACTTCACCACTAAGAAGTGTGTTATACTGTGACTCACTAAACGGAGTAAGACCTGCGTACTGTGCGCTAGTCTGTGGGCCTCTTAAAGAAGCGCCATAGTCCATTAAGTCTCTACCGTATCCAAGTCCTTGTAACTGTGTAGTTTCTGCACCTGCTTGAAGGTTTGCAGTTCTAGGGCCAGTAGCATAAGATAATGTTCCAGTCTGTGCCGCTTGACTAGCAGGATCAAATGGAGCCATACGAATCCCAGTATAATAACTAGGAGTCATTTTGCCTGTACTGTATAAATCTTCTGCTCTAGCAAAGCCTGTCTTTAGATAGTCTTTCTGAGCGTCCCACGGTTCTGTCCGTGTAGTTTGTGTTTGACTTCCTCCTGACATATATTGCTCCTATTCTTTTATTAGTTCAACGCCAACAAGGATTGGTTCAAAACTATCAATTCCTTCTGGAAAATATGGGTAGTAATCAAATGATCCCATGTCTGATTCATAACCTGATCTCTCCCATCCAGTTCTAGGGCTAGTGTACCTGTATTTAGGATAGACATACTTGTATCCTTCTACAGAAGGCATTGGTAAACCTGATGATGGAGAGCCTGTAGTTGGGCCTGAAGCGGTTGATGTAAAGTCTTTGTTCCAAGCAGGTGCTTTATCAGGTACAAATCCATATTTGCCTGTAAGCCCGGCTAATTCAAGGAGTCCCGGAACACTAGACATTGACGATCTAGCCATTCCTTCAGCACTCATGGGGCTGTAATCTGCCGCTAATAGTCCCGGTGCTAACGGTTGTGATATAGGTGTTACTGCCATTTGTCTTTAATATCCTTTGTTATGACTGAGTATTCGTGATCCCAGTCTAGTTTTTTTGCTAACCCTTTTCTTGTCCATGCTTCTAAAGCAGAACACTCTCTTCTTATTGCAAATCCTTCAATAACTTCTTCAAAACTTTTCCAATACTCGTAGTCGTGACCATTTTTGGTAGCAAATGTAATCACTCTTAATAGTTTTTTCCTTGGGTATGTAACAATTTCTGTAGTACCTGCACAGAATATCTCACCATCTTTTAACCCTACCCATAAGGTTTGTTGTTCTGTCATTACCATTCTTCTAACGTCTTGAGAAAGAAGTTCTCCGTTAGAATAACTTAATGCTATATCAATTAAAGGTTTTACATCTTCCCATATATAATCTATATCGTTAGGGTCAACAATAAGAAGTATAGGTCTATCTTTAGGTATAGGTACTGGCTCAGATATTAAAGTTTTGTCCATACTGTTCCATTAAATAAGTATACGCCTTCACCACTGCCCGGATTCCAATCAGTTCCATCAGCATATCTAATGTCACCTGCTCTAGGACGTTGTGGCTCCTCATGTATTCTTTCTAATCTAAATGTAGCCTGATTGTAAAGAATTCCTCCAAGACGTTTTAACTCTGTTACAAGGTATATACCAAGGTCTTCTACGTTTTCAGGTAAAGGGCCGGGTTCATATAGCGTAACACTTTTTTGTACTCTATCAATATAAGTTGGCATTAATAAGACCTTGATCCTCTGGTTCCAACATTCTTAAC